CGTGGCCGAGGATCTGCGACACGAGCGCGAGCTGTCCCGACCTGTACAGCCAGAGATAGGCGACGAGTCTGCCTTCCGGGCTGATAACACCGTACGGGTGGACGCCGTGACGGTGGCAAGACCAGACCGGGTCCGGCGTCTCAGAGGGACGCTCCGAGTAGCCGGGACTCATCGGACGCTTCTGCCTAACCGGCATCGACGTGTTGATCGCGAGGATGTCGTCGGCGAACTGGTGCCGCTTCCCGTAGGTCAGCCGGTAGCCGAGCTCGCGGCATTTCTTCGCTCGCTTGCGCGCTGTGCGGTGCGCGTCACGCCACTCGGCGAGCGTCTCGGGGATCGGCATCACCGAGCACGTCTCGTAGCCTTCGCGGAGTTGCAGGTAGAGCTGGCCTGCGAACGCGGCGCATTCCTCGAAGCCGCAGTCGGCCTCGAGCTTGATCGTCGTCTGGACGGCTGTCTCTGTCACGACGCGTTCGCCTTGACGATCACGACGGTCATCGTTGAACCGACGAAGAAGCCATTGCCGCTGGGATCCTGAAAGTCGGTGAGTCCTGTCCATGGGAAGCCGTCAGCCCAGTAGAGCGTGTCGATGACGCCGCCGAGGGTTCGGTCGCTGTCGAGCGCGGCGACGATCGAGAGCGGATCGAGGTCGTCCATCAGTCCGAGGATGATGTCTTCCCCGGCTTCGATGTCGGCTGTTGGCACGCGGATCCGGATCGTGATCGGGACGCCACCGTAGATGTCGTAGTTGCCGGCGAGGCCAGCCTCGAGCCCCGTGGGGTTGCCGATGTACATGTCGACGCACGGCGGCACCAGCACGAACGCTCTGCTCGCGAACTCGATCGGCAGCGTGTTCGACGGGATGTTGATCAGATCGCGAAGCTGGTCCGCCATCGCGTCCATCACCTCGGCGGTCGTCTTCGTCGGTCCCACTTAGGCGATCCCCCACCTGTCCTTGACCACCGAGAGGCGGGCGGCGTAGCGCCCCCACGAGTATCGGCCAGGTGTCGACGACGCGAACTCATCGACGACACCGAGCACTCCCGGCGCGGATTCGGTGTGCCGCCACAGGTCGGCTGCACGGTCAAGGTTGACGGATTCGCAGACGGCGATGTCGCCCGCGGTGAGCTCGAGCGAGCTCAGGTCGATCTCATCCATGATCTCGGTTGCCGCGACGAGGATCACGCGGTTGGCAGCGTCGGTCTGATCCTGCGACGGTGTCCGGACCCGCAGCACCCGAAAGAGCTCGGTGGCGGTCGTGAACGGTGTCACGTTCTCCCCGATCACCTGGAGCGGAACGGTCGGCAGCGAGTTGTGGGCGAGCGCGTCCGTCCAGACGATCCGGTACCACTTGCCGGGGTTGTCGTCGGCGAGGTAGGTGATCACGTCGCGGCTTTGCGGATGCGTCGGATCGTTGTCGAGCGGCTCGAGCGCGAACGTGTCGATCAGCGCGTACGAGCCGTCGGACGTGTCGGCCTGCTGGATGAGCGCATCGGTCCACGGGTCGCCGTCGTTGCGGGCTGGCGGCGTGTACGGCGGGAATGAGAGGAGCGTCGACATCTAGTTCTCCTCGACGGCCTCGCGCAGCTCTTGCTTGCTCATCGCCGCGTTGGCGGGGCTGATGCCCTTCTGTCTGGCGAGCTCGAGCAGCTCGGCTTTCGTGAGCGTCTCTAGGCCGTCCTCTTCCACCTCGGGCGTCGGCTCAGGTGTCGGCTCCGGTGTCGGCTCAGGCTCCGGTGCTGGCTCAGGCTCGGACGCGCCACCGACGATCCCGCCAAGGTCGTAACTCAACGTGCTCTCGACCTTCGCGTGACGCTCTCTGTAGTGATGACCCATTCGTTTTCTCCTTTCACGGTGAGAGAGCGTCCGGCTCTCTTCTGAACCGGACGCTCCCTTTCCCCTGCTGCGTGCCTCTGACCTACGAGGCTGTCGTGATGAGCGAGAACGAGCCCGGGTCGACAACGACCGGCTTGAACGCGCCGATCAGTCCGACCTCGAGTCCGCCGATCGCGGGCTCCACGACGCGGAGCTCGACGGGCGCACCCGGCGTCTCAGCGGTCAGCAGTCCGGCCTTGTCCCCGACGAGGATCTCGCCCGAGGCGAGCCCACGCGTGATCAGGATGTCGAGCGGACCGACGTTCTGGCCGTTCACCGAGATGAAGATCGGCTGCGGCGTCGACGTGAGCCCGAACAGGTACCCGTACGCGTTCGGGTCCATCGCGATCGTGTTCGCGATCCGGTGCGACTGCGCGTACACCTTCGCGTAGCCCTTCCCGATGGCCGTCATCAGCGCGGCGAAGTCATACGACCCCGACAGCGGGCTGCTGATGATGTTTGTGAACGCGTCGTCGGTGACCGCGTCGCACGCTGCCGTCTCCGTCTTCAGCGCGTAGTCCGCTGCGACCAGATCGAACCACAGCTGCAGTGCGTCCGGCGTCGACCAGTTGATCGCCTGCCATGACAGGTCGCCGCCGCCTAGGTACGTGACGGCGGTCGCGGTCTTCATCGACACGACCATGCCGGTGTTCCCGGCCTCGGTCTTCTCCGATGCCTGCACGGCCACGACGGGGCGCGTGTCGACGCTCGGATAGGTGATGGTGCCGCGGTTCAGGCTGGTCTTCGGTGCCGCCTGGACGAGCGGACGGCTCTTGTCGATGATCTGGAAGATCTGTGCGATGTGGTCGGGCGGGTTGAGTCCTGCGACGTTCGAGGACAGCGTGTTCGCGGGGACGCGCTGCTTGAGCAACTGGAGCCGCTCACGCGCCTTCAGCGTCAGGTCGTCGCCGCCGGCGAGCTTCGAGATCTGGCTGCAGATCGCGGAGTCGCGGGACAGGATGACGTCGCGGGCGTACGAGGCGAAGTCGCGGTAGACGATGTTGCCGTTCCCGTCGTCCTCGACGCCGTCGTGCTCGCCCGCCATCAGGCGGCGCAGCTTCGCCGCGTTCTCGATGGCGGTGCGGGTCTTCAGGATGTCCTCGGACAGCGTCTCCGTCTCGCCGTCGATCACCGAGACGCGCTCCCTGTACATCAGGACGTGCTCCTGCTCGGTGTCGGTGAGCGCTCCGTCGTCACGGGCGTTGATCGACGCGTTCAGCGCCTCCCACTTCTCCGTGATGATCTGTCGCTCGTCGAGGAGCGTTGCAAGCCGAGTCTCGGCCTGTGTGGTGCTGGGTGGCATTACCTGACCTCCGTCACAGTTGGCTTGGGCGTTCCGCGGCGGGTGTCGATGTCGGGGGTGTCGGCATCGTTCGCCGGGGTGCCCGTTGGCTCGAGGTGCGCCATCTGCGGTAGGTGGTTCAAGATGTTACGCGATTTCTCTGCTGGAAGGGTAATCGGAGCAGTAGCTCATCAAGCCTCCGTCAGACGAGCGTTGACGAACACGGTTACGAGGAAGTCGCCGCCCGCCGTCGTCTCAAAGCAGACGTTCCCATCCCCATCCTGGGCGACCGCGATGTCTGTGCCACGCTGATAAGGAGTCGAGTTGACGTCGGTTAGCTGCCAGAGCGTGTAATTGTCCGAGCTTCCCGCGCACGCGATCGGATCAGCGTTGAACAGGACGGCGTCGGTGCTGACGCCGAGCTTGTAGCAACTCACGACCGCGCTGACCGAGAAGCTGTCAGTGAGCGGCCCGTTGAATGGCGAGACGCCGAACTCGGTGAAGAACTGCGCCCCGGCGGGCACACCGAGATACGGCTGCGCGCAACCCATCATCTCGACGCCGACCCCATCCAGGCAGGGGACCGCGAAGTCGAGCCCGTTCGAGCTTTGATGCCCCGCACCGTCAGCGTTGAAAAAAGCGTCCGCGAACACCCAGAGCACACGCGGCTCCGAGCCGCCGCCGCCGCCGATCACCGTGTCTGTCCCGTCCGCTTTGAGCTGGTGCAGAACCGCATCCTCGTCCGCGTACACGCGAACGTCGAGCTCGTGCGATGACGGATCAGGCGCTGGCCCAGTCCGCAACTGCAGATAGTCGGAATACGTGCTCACGCACTCGCCTGCGTCGAGGAGAACGTGCCGAGCAGCTTCTCGAGCCGAACCTTCGCGGCGTCACGCTGCGGCTGGGTCGCGTCCGCCGGGAAACCCTGCCCGATCCGTGAGAGAGCAGCCCTGACACCGTTCACGTTGATCGCACCGGACGGCTCCTTGTACGGCAGATGGCAGTTCGCCTTCAGCTTCGCCTTGCCTGCCGGGTTCAGGTCGATCGCCGACGCCGAACAGAACGCCTCAGGGCTGTCGAAGCGTCCCGGGCTCCCGTCCCACGGCGCTTCCGTGTACGCGCGACTGAGCAGGATCGCCATCCCCTCCGGTAGTTCGATGCCGAGCTCCGCGCACCGCTCCAACAGGTCGAGGTTCACAGCGGGCGGCAACAGTTCCTCATCGACAGTGACTGGCTCCTCGCGGATCCCGAGGATCGCAGCCTTCGAGTAGGCGGGCCCGATCGCGAGCGCGACCGAGTCGAGGTGCGCCTTGACCCGCTGCATGACACCGTCGCGCGTGCGTGTGTTGCGGATCGGAGCGAACTCCGCGGAGACGCCGTCATACCCGCCCTCGCGGGTGAGCTCGAGCGCGGTGTCGGCCTCCGGGGTGTTCAGGAAACGGAACTCGGCCTCGACGCCACCGTCCGTCTCCACCAGGCTGACGCCCTTGCCGACGATGCCGCTCGCGCCAGAGATGCGCCTGCCCGTCTCATCGATCGCGGCGTGGTCGGTGCGCAACCTGACACGGTGAGCAGCGTTCATCTGCCGCTCGAACACACCCGGCACGAACTGCTCCTGGTACGGGCGGAAGTCGGGCGGGTCCGCGACAGTGGCGACCTCATCGAACGGTACGACCCGGACGTGCAGTGTGCGCCCGTCGAGCTCGTGGGCCTCGACAGCGAACGTGCGGACGAGAACCTCGCGTCCACCAGTCACCGCGAGATCTTCCTGAAGTTCGCTCATCGGTTCCCTCCTATCACGGTCAGGCGTGACCCCTGACTCTTCTGTGCCGGCGAGGCGGACGCCACCGCTGGCTGATCGGACTGCTTCGGCTGCGCGCTCGAAGAGTCCTCCTCGACCGCCGCCGCCTGCGGATCATCCTCACTGGTTGCGAGCGGGGCCGCAGCCTGCGCCGCGTTCTGCGGCTCGATCTGCAGGAAGGTGTCGGTCGCGTCGAACCACACCCACTGCCCTGACGGCAGCGCCTGAGCCGTAAGCGAATCCGCGATCATCTTCGCGGTCGGTCGCAGCTCGAACCGCCACCACATCTCGCCCAACATCCCCGGGTTCTGATACGTCAGTCCCCAGCGGACCGCCATGTTCAGCAGGACGGCAGGGATGCCGAAAGCTGCAGCTAGGGCGAGCGCGTTGAATTCCTGAGTCTCCAAGAGCGCCATGTCTTTCGGGTTCCAGCCGAGCGCCTCGAAGTCGAGCCCGTACGGCAGAACCGGCGGGGCACCCGAGCGCGCCTGCGTCCGCTCCTGCCACTGCGTCTGCAGCGCGACCGCCTGATCACCGGTCAGCTTCCTGTTCTCGTCGGTGATCTTCAGCGACACCTTCGGGATGCCGCCCTGGTTCACCTCCATCGCCTGGTTCCCGGCGGCAAGCAAGCCCCACGCCAGCTGCGCGTACGCCCGGATCGCCGAGGTGCCGTGCGCCATGTAGCCGTCACCGCAGTCACGGTCGATCTGGATGATGTCGCCCGGGTCGAGCTCCGCGCCGCCGAGGTTGTAGCAGCGGTAGCCATCGTTGTCCCACATCGGCTCACACCGCGAAGCCGGGATCCGCGTAAACGTGCGCGGATACCCGTCCGCGTACCGTGACGTGATCAGCAGCAGGCACCAGCCCCACCCGTACAGGTCACGAACGCACGCACGGATCAGCTCGCTGATCCCGTTCGGGTAGTACAACGGGTCCGGGTTCGACATCCACGCGGGCTCCGTCACCGTCGTCGCGTTCCCCGGATTGAAACGCAACGGCATCGACGCGATCTGCTGCGAGTTCATCTGCAAGCACCGGTTCGTGATCCACGTCCTGTCCGCCAGCAGACCGTTCCCCGGCCAGAACATCTGGCCTGCCGTCGACAAGCCGTTCTCCTGCCACCAGTTCGGGATGATCGAATTCCAGAGGGACATGTTCGTCCCCTCGAGCGGCTCCACATCACGCACAAGGATCTTTCCGGCGACCGCGTCGGCGCTACGAGTGAGACGCTCGAGCAGCCCCATCAGAACCTCTTCGCGAGCACGAAGCCGCACAGCACCG